GGAGGGGTACCACTCGGTGTAGATGCGGTTGAGGGTAAAGGAGATAATTGCGAGCACATTGGCTAGAATAGTTTGCTCGGGCCAGTTTGCGTAGATCTCGCTGCTAGCTACATTTTTTATGTATATGAGCGTTACGAAAAACCCATCACCCCTAAAAAACGCGACAACAACGCCATTTTTCGAGGGTGAAAAAATCCGCATTTTCTATCATATTTCAGTCTTTCGGCAGCATATACTGAATATGGAGGAATTTTTAAGTTGCCGATTTAGCGAATTTTGAATCCTAGCGCTGGAAAAACTTAGAGCAGCGCGGGACTTCAAAACAGCCATAATATGGTAACGAGTGGGCAGCCAAAGAATAAAAAGGATTCCCCGTCAATAAAAATTGACTGGGGGATTTTTACTTTATGGAAACGGGAATTTATGGCAGGGTTTCAACCGAAGAACAGGCGTTGGAAGGATATTCCATCCGCGGGCAAGTGGAAAAGCTACAACAATATGTAAGCGCCAAAAGCTGGTCAATCTATGATGTATATCTTGACGAGGGAATATCTGGCAAAAATATGACGGAACGCCCGGCCATTACTCGAATGATTAAAGACATAAAAGCCGGGCACGTAAAAAATGTACTTGTGTTCAAGTTAGACCGCCTTACCCGGTCAGTTGCCGACTTGGTATACCTAATTGATTTGTTCAATGTATACGGTTGCGCGTTCAACTCATTATCCGAAAGTATAGACACCTCAACGGCCAGCGGCAGAATGTTTATAAAGATAATCGGGATTTTCGCAGAGTTTGAGCGGGAGAATATCGGGGAGCGGGTACGGCTAGGCAAAGAGCGCAAGGCACGAGAGGGATTTACAACAGCTTGCGCAAGTATAAGTTATGGCTACGACCGGCCAAGCGGCGAAAAGGTGCAAAAAATAAACAAAGCCGAAGCCGAAGTGGTAAAGCGGATATTTGATATGTACATCAATCAAAATATGTCTATAACGCAGGTTGCGAAAACGCTGAATATAGAAAAGATACCAAGCAAGCAAGGGCGCACATGGAATACCGGCGTTATTACCAATTTGCTAAGAAACCCAAACTATATTGGTAGTGTTCGATATGGAACAACGCAGCCGGAGCGATACTTTGAAGTTGAGGGCAAACACAAAGCAATCATCACAGAGGACGTATTTCAAGAAGCGCAATTGCTTTTGTCACGAAATAAGCGAACCTGCCCAACCAAAAAGCCGGTAGAGGGCAACTATTTTTCCGGGCTAATATATTGCGGCGTATGCGGTTTAAAAAGAGTGTCGCACACCTCATACACCGGCAAAGATAAGAGCGTGGGGTACTATAGCTTTGTGTGCAAGGGGTACAATCTAAAAGCATGTGACGCAAAGAAAATATCGGCGAGAAAGTTGGAGCGCGTACTATTAGAATACCTTACCAGTATTCCCGACACCGCGCTAGACAACGAGCAAGTGGAAAGGACAAAAGCAGAAAGAGCAGCGCAGATTGTTGCATTGCAAGAACGAATTAAAACACTTGACGCAAAAGAAAAAGAAATGCTAGACAGCTACATAGAAGATAACGCCTCACTAGCAGAATACCGAGGCGTAAAAGTGCAGCTAGACGGCGAGAGAGCAAAGCTATTGGCGGAAATTGAAAAGTTGACGCCTACAGAAATACATAATATCAAAGGCAGCTTGACGCAAGAGGAAATTATATCAGCCTTTAAGAAACATTGGATAAAGTATTCTGATAAGAAAAAACGTCAATTTCTATTAAAGCATATAAACAAAATTGTAGTTATCAATCAACCGATAAAAGGACGTAGAGAGGGGAAATGCGAAATAACAAACATTGAATTTAACACATAGGGGGCTTATATATGCGCAGCTTTGACCTATACTGCTCCACCAGCCACAACGAGCCACTAAACGCAGTCTACAAAAACCACAGGACAATAGAAAATGTTAAGGAACTCAAAGCCGCCGCTACACTAGACCATGTAGCGGCGGCTTATGTTAATAACACGCGAAAAACCGAGAATTTTGTAAAATCAAATTGCGTTATGTTCGACATAGACAACACAGACAGCGACCGGCCCGCAGACTGGATAACATACGATACACTTCGCATGGACTTCCCGGACGTAGAATACTACACAGTCACCAGCCGCAACCACATGAAAGAGAAAAACGGCAAAGCCCCGCGCCCGAAATTCCACGTGTACTTTCCCATAGACACAATAACGGACAGCGTAGAATATGCCGCGCTAAAAAGTGTTGCACAAGAGGTATACCCATACTTTGATAAATACGCCGCCGACACAGCGCGGTTTTTCTTTGGCAACCCAAAAGCAGAGGTGCAATATTTTGATGGCACACAAACGCTAACCGAGCACATTAAAAGCCATGCGGATATACCCATCACACCGCCACAAGTGGCAACGGAGCCGCCGACACCGGCAACCGCGCCGACCATACCACCGTCAGAACCGGCCGCCGCGCCCATCCCGGCCGCGCCCGGTGAGATACCGGCGGGACAACGCAATTCTACCATGTCAAAATTTGCCTTTACCATGCTAAAGAAATACGGTGACTGCGAAAAGTCCCGGCGCGAGTTTGTCGAGCAGTCAAAGAAATGTACGCCGCCGCTCGAAGCCAAAGAATTGCAAATAATTTGGGAAAAAGCAGTACAGGCGTACTTGACGAAGATAGCCGGTAACAGCAATTATATACCGCCTAAAGAGTACGCGCAATGGGGCGAAATACAGCCGATTGACGTAATTACGCCGCCTGCATTTCCATTTTCGGCGTTCCCTGCTACCCTTGCGGATTTTGCGCAAAGCATATCAGAATACACGCAAACAGCGCCTGAAATGGCGGGGGTACTGCTTTTGGGCGCGTTAGGTGCAGTATTCCAAAAGAAATATAATGTGCGCTCTATCAACAAAAACATAGAGCAGTTATCTATATACGCCGTGGCCATAAGCCCACCGGCAGAACGCAAAAGCGAAGTCATTCGGCATATCATATCGCCGTTTCTCAAATACCAAAACGCGCATAACGCTGAAATGAAAGGTGAATTATCACAAAACGAAGCAAAACGAAAAGACTTAAAGGCAGCGCTATTCCGTGCCGAGGGTGATTTAGACGGAACGGACGAAAAGCGGGAAATATTAGACGAAGCACAAACACAGTACGATAATTTTGTACCGCTTCACAATTTAACACTTTTAGCGGACGATACCACGTCCGAAGCACTTATAACGCTGCTTACAAAGAACGGTGAAAGAATGTTTATAGCCAGTGGCGAGGGTGGCGTTTTTTCTAACATGAAAGGGCGCTATAGAAGCGGTGGGGATGATATAGAAATCTATCTAAAAGGGCATAGCGGTGATTATATCAGCGTACACCGCAAGAGTAGAGAACCGGAAATATTACAGTCCCCGGCCCTTTCTATGGCGGTATGTGTGCAACCATATATCATACACAACATTCTAATGGATGATGAAAACACCGGCAAAGGTTTAACTGGGCGCATTGTGTACGCCTACCCGACCGCCAGAGCCGGGACGCGCAAAGCAAAATCAGAAAATCCGCCGGCAAACAAACAGTATGACAAGGCAATATATTACGCGCTGAAAAAGACGGTTGCAATGGACGAAACGCAAACGATAGCGTTATCAGATGAAGCGGACACATACGCAGAAAGCTACTTTTACATACCCGAAAAACGAATAGATGACGGTTTAGAAAAATCTATTTCATGGAATGGTAAAGCGTTTGGACTTTCAATCCGCATTGCGGCATTGTTCCATGCCTTTCAAAATTGCGAGGATGGAACAGAACCGGCAGACCACACTATCAACATTGATACCATGAAGCGGGCGGCAGAAGTTACGGAGTGTTTAGCGGTACACGCTGAAAAGGTATTCACCGGTGAGGATGAAAGAAACAATAATGCGCTTTATCTTTTGCGCAGAATTAAACGATACGGACAGCGTAATATTACTAAAACTAAGATGTGGCACGGCGTAAAGGCGCGATTTAAAACCGTGGATAGTTTGAATGAGTTGTTACAATTTTTAGAGGAACGAGGATATATCAAAATAGAAAAGCAACCCACCGGGGGCAGACCGGCAGAGGTTATAAAAGTCAACCCGGTATTCCTAGACAATGCGCCAATGTACTAAAAATGCACACTTTTGACAAAAGGCAATAATACGATTTTGTCAATCGGCGCGTTTTCGGTGCTTTTTGGGAGCGTTCAAAATTTTCAGACTTGGGGGCGCGTCTATGTTTACCTGTTTGCCTTGTGAAAAAGCCTATAACAATAATGTTTTCATAAACAACCGTAACAAAGAATTGCAGCAGAACAATACATTAAGTACATAAAGCTATAAGCAAGCAAACAGGGTGCAAAGTTGGTGTGAGGGACAAGGTAAGTGTACCAAAAATATATTGGCTTTACGCTAAAATGTCAATTGTTCGATATTTGGAGCGGCGACCGGGAATGGACTGAAATGCACGGTTATCGCAAAGTGCGAAAATTGAGGTTGCATTTTCGGTGCAATGAAACAAACATAAATGCTGATATGCCTTAATATAATGCCATTAGGTACCAATCAAAGTCGGTGCAAATACGGTGCATAGGACAAGCGCAGATATACCAAAAATGCACAGTTTATCAGCAAAAAGGCTTTGTGTCCTTAATGTATTGCGTTTCTACATATCGGCGCGAGGGGGTGAACGATTGAACATATTTACAAAGCTATTCAAGCCACGCGCCGAGCCAAAAGCAGCGGCGGGTGTGGTTGAACTGCGTTCCGGTTTTACACCGTTTTCCGGCGCGGCATATGAAAACGCTATATTTCGCGGCGCGGTTGACACTATAGCCAAACATGCTGCGAAGTTAAAACCGCGTACACTTCCCACAATACAGCGGCTAGACCGGCTTTTACAAATTGAGCCAAACCCATACATAACGGCATACGATTTACTCTACAAAGCCGCAACAGCGTACTTTTGCGACAATAACGCTTTTATCTTAATCCACCGGGACGAGAGCGAAAACGTAACCGCACTGTATAACCTTGTGCCGTCAAGCGTAGAGTTTTTGCAAAGTGGCGAAAAGATGTATTGTAAGTTTTTGTTTCGTGACGGCGAGAGCGTTATACTTCCATATTCAGACGTTATCCACTTACGGCGGCACTTTGCTAAGAATGAATTGTTGGGAACTGATAACGCCGCATTATTCCCCGCACTAGAAACAGCACACGCGCAAACAGAAGGAATAAAATCAGCGATACAAAACGGCACCATGATTAGAGGTGTACTCAAATTTACTGGAATATTGAATGATGAAAAGCTCAAAGAGGCAAAAGAGCAATTTGTTAGAGATTATATGAAATTAAGCAATAGCGGTGGCGTGGCGGCCCTAGATTCTAAAATGGAATACACGCCGATAACCGCAGCGCCTATAACGGTAGACCCAGCGCAATTACAGGCGGTACAAAACCAGATATACGCATACCTAAATGTATCGGATAAGATTATCAGCAGCCAATACAGTGAGGACGAATTTGCCGCATTTTATGAAAGTGTAATAGAGCCATTAGCTTTACAAATGAGCCTTGAATTTACCCGAAAGATATTCACACCGAGAGAAAGAGCGTTTGGCCGGGAAATTCTTTTTGGCGGGGAACGCTTAGAGTTTTCGAGCGCGAAAACAAGAATATCATTGTTGCGAGAACTGTTGCCGTATGGACTGCTAACTATAAACGAGGGTAGAAAGATTTTATCATTGCCGGAAGTGCCGGACGGTGACAAACGACTGCAAAGCCTAAACTATGTGAACGCAGATAAAGCGGACGAATACCAAGAAGTTGACGAGGGGGAAAGCGATAATGCAAACACGAATTTGTGAAGTAAGGGCAGCCGAAACGCCTCTTTTAATTGAAGGATTGGCTATACCATACGACACGCCCGCAGAGGTAGGCGGCTATACCGAAATCGTCCGGGCGGGGGCGCTGGACGGCGTTAGCTTAGATGACGTGTTGTTGTGCTGCAATCACAATATGTTAGAGGTTCCGTTAGCGCGAAGCCCAAAAACAATGACGTTAACCATAACCTGCGCGGGTTTAGAGTTTAGGGCAAATTTGCCCGATACAGAACAGGGGCGTGAGGTATATATAGCAGTCAAGCGTGGAGATTTAACCAAAATGTCGTTTGCTTTTACGATTGCAGAGAATGGCGAAATCTTTGAAAATAACACGCGAACTATAACAAAGATAGAGCGCATATTTGAAATAAGCCCGGTAAACTTCCCGGCATACAATGATACGGCGGTATTTGCCAGAAACAAAGCCGACAAAGGAGAGTTGGAGAACATGCAAAACTATAACCCGATAATCGGTGCAAACGCGAACTTTGAGAGCGGCGCAGATACAACCAGCACGGATTATAAAAATGCCTTTTTCAAGTCAATGTTAGGGCAAACGCTAACGGCGGCAGAAACACGCGCATACAATGCCGCGAAAGCCGAAAAACGCGCAGATGTATTTAACACGTTGACCAATTCAGCGGCGGTTGTGCCGGATGCTACCTTAAACGAAATTATCAGCAAAGCGCGGACAATGGGCGGTTTGTTTGCAGAAGTTAGACTATTTGCTATTCCTTCAAATGTGACCGTGCCAGTTGGAACACCGACCGGGAAAGCCTTATGGCATATCGAGGGCGCACCTGTGGACAGGGAAAAGGCAGACATTAACCCGGTCAGCTTTTCTGGGTATGAGTTGCTTAAAATCTTCTCATTATCGGTTGCGGCCAAGCGCATGACCGTTGCAGCATTTGAAAGTTACATAACCGAGGAACTAACCGAAAGCCTACGCGCTGCGATTGGTGACGCGATTGTCAGCGGTACAGGTACAGGGCAGCCGACTGGCATACTAACCGGCGTAACGTGGAACGCGCAGAACAGCATAGAAACAACAACCTTTAACAGCGATAACATTTTGCAGCTTATTGCGCTACTAAAGCGCGGTTATGGCAATGGCGCGAAATTCGCAATGTCGAGCCATACACTTTATAACCGGGTGTACAAGACAAAAACGAATACCGGCGATTATATTTTCACAACAGACAACCAAAACGATACGATTGTACGTTTATTTGGTTTTCCGATTGTGGTTGATGATTTTATAGAGGATGACACAATTCTTTTCGGTAATTTCAAGTATTACGGCGTGAACATTCCCGAGGGCATAGCGGTTGAAGTATCGCGGGAAAGCGGCTTTACAAGCGGGCTGATTGACTACCGCGCAATGGCGGTCGCAGACGGAAAGCCGCTTGTTGGCGAAGCATTTGTTAAACTTACAATAACTGCATGAAAAGACAGTTAATATTTACAATTGAAGAAGCGCGGGACATTCTGCGGCTAGACGGTACGGACAATGACGCGCAAATATTGGCGTTAGTTGAAGCTATTCCAGCATACTTAGAGGTTACAGCCGGGTACAAAACTACCGGGAAGTATTCGCCGCTTGCCAAGACGGCGGCGCGGTTCATTCTACAGCTTTGGTACTTTGGCGAAAACGCCGATACCGATAAATTAAACCGGGTAATTGATAACTTGCTAAAGGCTCTAAGTTATGAATGATGCTTTTTATAATAGTCCAAAGTGGCGGCGGGTGTCAAAGCTATTTCTAAAGTCAAAGCATTACATATGTGAGCGGTGCGGCGGTGTGGGCGAGGTTGCGCATCATAAAATCTATCTCAACCGCTGGAACGTACAGAAGCCCGAAATAGCTTTGTCCGCTGATAACTTAGAGTGTCTATGCCTATCGTGCCATAACGCCGAGCACGGCAGCGCAGGAGCGGCAACAGCGCCGGGAGTGAAGTTTGACGAAACGGGCAATGTGGTAAAAGCGGAATAATTGTACATTGTACATTGTAAATTGTTAATTGAATAACCCCCTATTCCCGCCAAGAAAAGACAGGGATTTACACCGGGCAGGGGGATTACTTTTCCTCTCCATGACTTTCTGAAACTTTTATATAAGATAGGAGTACGTTAGCATGAGAAAGAGCAAAGACCAATTGAAATTGGAGGATTTGAAAGAACTTATCCCGGAAGAAAAACAAACGGCAGCGCAGTTTCTTATTGATGAAATATTGTTTCTCAAAAAGCCGCTGCGTGACTGTAAAAAGAAGCTGGAAACGGACAGTAGCGAGGTTAGAAATTACGATACCCTTTGTAAGCGCTATTCTGCGCTCATAAAGCAGCTAACCGACCTGTTGCCCAAGAAGCCTAACCAGAACGATATAGACGAATTGACGGCGTTTATAAAGGGGTAGCGCATGAGCTATATTGCGGAGTATAACGCGCTTATTCAAGCCGGGGAGATACCGGCTTGTAGGCGTTTGTTGAGCGTGTACGCTTACTTAACAAATAATATGAATAATCAAAATTTTATCCTTAGTACCGAAAAAAGTGCCCGTGCCGTGGAATTTATCGAGCGGTTTTGCAAGCACTCTAAAGGAGAATGGGTAGGGCAGCCGGTTAAGCTGGAACTATTCCAGAAAGCATTTATTGAGGCCATATTTGGTTTGTTAGACCCGGCAACAGGGCTTAGGCAGTTTAGAGAATGTTTCTTTTTGGTTGGGCGCAAAAACGGAAAGTCTACACTTTTGGCGGGAATTGCCCTTTATATGATGCTGGCAGACGGCGAGGGCGGCGCCGAGATATACTCCACCGCCACGAAATACGCGCAGGCGCGGCTTGTGTTTGATGAAGTCCACAATATGGTGAAGCAATCCCCGCAGCTAAAAAAACATGTTAAAAAGCGCAAGTCTGATTTGTTCCATGACGCCACATTCTCGAAGATACAGCCGCTGGCGCGTAACAGTGACACGCTGGACGGACTTAACGCGCATCTTGTGATTATGGACGAGTTGCACGGTGTTAAGGATAGAAACTTATACGAGGTTATGAAGCAGTCACAGGCGGCGCGGCGACAACCGTTATTGATTATGATAACCACCGCCGGCACGGTGCGCGAGTGCATATTTGACGATATGTACAATTACGCTTGTGGTGTTGCGGATGGTACGTTTATCGACAACAGCTTTTTGCCGGTGATTTATGAACTTGACAGCCGGGACGAATGGCAAGACCCGGCGGCGTGGATGAAGGCTAATCCGGCGTTGGGTGGGATAAAGAAGATTGAGGATTTGCGTTTAAAGGTAGAGCGTGCGAAGAATAACCCGGCTGATTTAACCGGCATACTTACGAAAGATTTTAATATCCGGGAAACTTCTAAAACGGCGTGGCTTAGTTTTGATGATATTAATAACGAGGAAACTTTTGATATATCTGACTTTCGGGGTTCGTTTGCTATTGGCGGTGCGGATTTGTCTATGACTACCGACTTAACTTGCGCGACTGTGCTTGTGATGAAGCCGGGGGAAGATAAAAAGTATATACATAAAATGTATTGGTTGCCGGCTGATAGTTTGTATGACAGGGTGAGGATTGATAAAATTCCTTATGATGTTTGGCGTGACCGGGGATTATTGCGTTTGTGTGAGGGGAATTGTATCAACTACGCAGATGTGACGGCGTGGTTTATGGAAATGGTTAAACAGGTTGGGTTGACCATTGCGTGGGTTTATTACGACAGCTACAGCGCTAAGTATTGGGTGCAGGAAATGGCTGGCGAGGGCTTCCGTATGGAGCGGTGTATACAGGGGGCGAAAACACTTTCGCTTCCTATGCAGATGCTAGGGGTGGATTTGCAGGCGGGGAGGGTGGTTTATAACAACAATCCGATTCTAAAGTGGTGTTTGACTAATACCGGCATACAGACCGACAGGAATGGTAATATTGTGCCGATTAAGAATCTGTCGCCGAAACAGCGGATTGATGGTACGGCGAGTTTGTTAAATGCTTATGTGGGGTTGTATGAGCATTATGGGGAGTATACGGCGGCGTTGTGATGTATTCATTTTGGCGGGGGTGGGGTTTTGCGGTATTTGAAGGATAAGAAGATTGTGCTTTACAGGAAGCATATCGTCAAGGATGGGGCGGGGTTTGCTACTGCGAAGTATGCGCCGATTCACCCGGGGCGGTTGTGGGCCTATGTGCGGCAGTTGTCTGCGGGGGAGTTTTACGCCGCGCGCGCTGTGCAGCAGAGTGAGGAAATGGTGTTTGTGGTTAATTGGCGGGAGGATGTGGCGGCGGTGGATTGTTTTATTGAATACCGGGGTATTTTCTACAACATTACGAGGGTGGACACGTTTGAGGGGTACAAAGAGGATTTGAAGGTGTATGCGGCGAGGCTACCGGCGGCAGGGCAGCCGGGGCTGGGGGATATATACGAGTGGCAGGGGTGAACGTGCCTGCCATTTTTTTCTTGTGATTTGGGACAATATTTGGTATGATTCTTGTAGTGGGTTTTTGACTATATCTGTATGAGATAATTATTTTTCTGGAGGAAATCATGGCAAAAGAAAAAATCGTGGAAACACTCAGGAGGTATGTTAGTGCTACAAGCAACCAAATACATTCTTTTTCTGAAAGCCCGATAGAAATAACAGCTTTAGGTAACCTGCAAAATTACGAAAAACCGGATGGATATTTTATAGCTGAAAACACTTTGAGTTTGACAGTACAAAAGCAACAAAGAAAGGTAGCGAAACCAGACGGGATAGCTACAGGATAGAAAAGAAGTTTGATGCAGCTTCCCCTACAGAGGAAGGGGTTTTTCTTCGTGATTCTCTAAATGTGCAGCATAGCTCAAAAAATTATATAGAAAATGCTTTGGAAAACATGAGGGTGCATTATAATAAGGTTGATTCATATATAGAAAATCTTAAAAGTCATGGATTGATGCAAGATAAAATGCAAGTAGGCTTTTTCATTGAAGATACAACGGTACTAGGTAATGTTTATGCTCCACCGGGTTGGGAGCCTGTTCGACCTGTTATATTGTGTCATTGCAAGCAGTTCCTTGATGAATTTGAGAAGTGTACTAAGTTGGATTTCTGTATATGTGCCAGCTCATATAGCAACAACAGTTTTCTGTGGTTCATTAACAAGCAATCAAGTTCACAGTATAGAGAAATAGAGATAGACTTAGAAAGTATTGAGATACTCAATTTCCAGCCAAAAGTTTTGGGTTGGAAAATATCTATACCTACAGACGGTGGCGCATCCGAGTGATGTGCCGCCGTTTTGTATTACGGGGCGAAAAAGTAAAAGGTCGGTGCAAAAGAGTGGATTATGGATATAAATACCATTAAATTAGGTGCGCATTACCATAGCAATCCCGCGCAATTTAGTGTAAAATCAAGTCATAGACGGGGACAAGAATCCTCAATTTTTGGCTTAGTTATGCGCTTATTTCAACTCTTGCTTAATCGCGAAAAGAAACCCAGTGGTTAGGTGCCGAGGCGTCGGCCGGCTTGCCTGCGTGAACAATAACGTACTCGGGCACCACCGGTTCGGGTAGCACTACCAGCCCAGTGGCGGGTGGTAGG